GCACGAGTAAACGCAGTATCACCTTTGTTTGAAGGAGGTATGATCTGGGCACCCATGAGCCATGACGCACAAGAAGTGGTCGATGAGTGCGCAGCCTTTCCAAATGGAGATAATGATGACTATGTGGACTCAACTGTTCAAGCAGTATTAAGATATAGACAAGCAAACTTTATTAGGTTAAAAGATGACTACGAAGATGAGAAAAAAGAAAAACCAAGAAGAGTATACTACTAATGAAAAAACTATCACACTCTGAGCAAAGAAAAATTCTAGAGCAAAAAATAAAAGATCTAGAACAACATGCTTTACATTTAGAAGAAAAATTAGATAACGCTAATTTGTCATTTGAATTAATTGGTATGGAGAAATTAAAATTTAAAAGATGGAATAATGATTAACGGCGATAGTCAAGAATACGACCTGTTGCAAGAAGCATGCGACATGAAGCAAGTTGATCCGCATCAAGATTCAATCATCACCGTTGAGATTGGAGTGAGAGAAGGATTAGGTTCTAAAATAATTTTAGATACTTACAAAGATGTAGCAAAGCCTCATTATCATTTTGGTATAGATCCTTATGGTAATTTAAACTATGCACACTATGATAATGATATTGCTTACACAGCAGATTACACAAATCAAATGCGAGACACCTTGTTAAAAGATTTAAGTTATTATTCTAACTTTAAATTTTTTAACCTAACAGATAAAGAATTCATGAAGCGATATCATGATGGTGTTCCAGTCTATGATAACTCTAAAGAAACAATTTATAATATTTATGACCTAATTCATTTTGATGGCCCACATAAAACTAAAGAAGTTTTAGAAGAAGCTATATTTTTTGCAAATCGTTCTTCATCAACCGCAGTGTTTGTCTTTGATGATTATAAAACTTACGACATGAATTTAATTGGTAGAGTATTAAATTACTATAATTTTAAAGAAATAAAGAAAGGAGCTAATAAAATAATTTATGCAAAGAAAATATAAAGCAGGATCTAGTATAACGGTTATTCCAAACTATATGCAGTATTGGATTGAGTCTAAACCATGGGGACAAGAGATTAGAATTGTAAATGACAATGATGAAGTTATGGTAATTGAATGTAGATGGGCAAAGTATAGAAGAGCTTATGATGTGCAAGATGCAGATAGATTGTCTTGAAAAACAAAGCTATTAAGTATAAGGATACTTCATGAGAAAAACAACTAGAAAAACACCTAAAAAGTATGTAGACTCAAAGGCTGCTCAAAAGCGAAGAGCTCCGGCTGCAATTAAAGGATTTAAATTTAGAGGAATATTCTAATGGCAATAGAAAAAGATTTACCACCCGTACAAGGAAATGTTGAGGCAACTGATATAGAGTTACCTAGCGGCATTACACAAGAACCAGGAGTTGAGATTACTGAAGATGAAGAAGGAGTTGAAATTAATTTTGAACCAGGAAAAGAAATAGATACTGGCTTTAATGAAAACATTGCAGAGAAGATGGATGAAAGAGATTTATCTTCTTTATCTTCAGAACTAATTACAGAATTTAGAGATGACAAAGATTCAAGAAAAGATTGGGAAACAACGTATACACAAGGACTAGATCTTTTAGGATTTAAGTATGAAGAACGAGATCAACCTTTCCGTGACGCAAGTGGCGTGTCTCATCCACTCCTAGCAGAATCCGTTACTCAATTTCAAGCACAAGCATATAAAGAACTGATGCCAAGTTCTGGCCCAGTTAATGTACAAATTGTTGGTAAAGAAACTCCAGAAGTATATGAGCAATCTATTCGTGTTAAAAATTTTATGAACTATCAGATCATAGATGTTATGGAAGATTATACTCCAGACATGGATCAAATGTTATTTTATTTACCGTTATCAGGATCTACATTTAAAAAAGTTTATTATGATGAAGGATTAGAAAGAGCAGTTGCTAAATTTATTCCAGCAGAAGATTTAGTTGTTCCTTATACAGCGACTGATTTAGAAACATGTGAAAGAGTTACCCATGTTGTTAAAATGTCTTCCAATGAATTTAGGAAAAAACAAATCTCTGGTTTTTATAGAGACATAGAAATTAATCCGTCTACAACAAACATTGAAGATCAAGTTAAAGAAAAAGTAAGTGACATAGAAGGAGTTAAAAAAGTAGGTGGTGATTCTGATGAAGTTACTTTATATGAAATGCATACTTTGCTAGATCTAAAAGGATTTAGTGATAAGGATGAAGATGGAGAAGAAACAGGAATTAAAGTTCCTTATATTGTAACTATAGAAGAAAGCAGCGGAGAAATTTTATCCATTTATAGAAACTATAATGAAGATGATCCTTTCAAAAAGAAAAGACAATATTTTGTTCATTATAAATTTTTACCAGGTTTAGGGTTCTATGGATTTGGTTTAATTCATATGATTGGTGGATTGTCACGTACAGCCACTTCTGTGCTTAGACAATTACTAGATGCAGGAACTTTAGCAAATTTACCAGCAGGATTTAAATCTAGAGGACTAAGAGTTAGAGACGATGCTGAACCAATTCAACCAGGAGAATTTAGAGATGTAGATGCACCAGCTGGAGATCTAAGAGCCTCTATCATGACGCTTCCATTTAAAGAACCTTCTCAAACACTATATTCATTATTATCGTTTGTAGTAGAAGCAGGTAAACGATTTGCATCTATTGCAGATCTACCAACAGCTGATTCTAATTCACAAGCGCCTGTTGGGACAACGATTGCACTTCTTGAAAAAGGATCGCGTGTTATTTCGGCAATCCATAAACGATTGCATTATTCTTTAAAAACAGAATTTAAATTATTAGCAAAAGTATTTTCAGAATATCTTCCACCTGTTTATCCATACGAAGTTGTAGGTGGAGATCGTTATATTAAACAAACAGACTTTGATAGTAGAGTGGATGTTATTCCAGTATCTGATCCAAATATATTTTCTATATCGCAAAGAGTAACAATGGCACAAACACAGTTACAACTTGCTCAATCGGCTCCTGCATTACATAACTTGCGAGAAGCATATCGTAGAATGTACGAATCCATGGGAGTACAAAACATAGATAATATTCTTAAAAAAGAAGAACAGCCTAAACCAAAAGATCCAGCAATTGAAAATGCAGATTCATTAGAAGATCAACAAAACTTATATGCGTTCCCAGGTCAGAATCACGATGCTCATATCTTGGCGCATTTAGTATTTGGTTCTAGTCCAATGATTATGGCTAATCCGATGTCAGCTATGAAATTACAAAAACATATTATGGAACACGTTTCTATTAAAGCACAAGAACAAGCTGAAGTTCAAATAAGACAAATGCAAACTCAAGGTATGGATCCTCAGTCTATTGAAATTGCTAAAGCTTCTATGATTGCCCAATTAGAGGCTCAGTTTACTCAAGAAGTAAAAGCTAAGTCCACAGAAATATCTGGAGGTGCTGCTCCAGATCCAATCGTTGAATTAAAAGCTAAAGAGCTTGAAATAAGACAACAAGATAATTTATCTGATGCACAAATAGCTCAACAAAGAATATTATTAGATCAACAAAAACTACAGCAAAAGATGATGGCAGACTCTGCTAGAATAGAATCTCAAGAAGATATCGCTAAATTAAGGATGTCTACTAAAAACAAACAACAGTAGCTATTGACTATAACTTTAAAAGATTTAAGCTATGAATATGAGCAAACAAGATAAATCGGTCGAAGAAATAATGTCAAACATTCATGAAGAGATGTTAGATTATTTGGAAGAAGGAAAAGATATCTTTGAAATAGGAGCAGCTTATTTAGGTATGGCAAGATGGATTTATGTTACTGCTTTAGGTAAAGAACAAGCAGCAGAAGTTTTTAAAGATGCTGTTAATGCAAAGGGCATTACGTTTTCATTACCGATGAACACAAACTTACACTAAGAGTATTTTATGAAAAAAGATAAATCACAAAAAAAGATTTCCAAAGTAATGAAAGAGTTTAAAGCAGGAGAACTCAATATTGGAAAATCTAAAAAGAAAGTTAAAAATCCAAAACAAGCAATAGCAATTGCTTTATCAGAAGCTGGCAAATCTAAAATGATGGCATCTGGCGGAATGGTAAAGTCTAGCAAGAACAAAGCTAGAGGTGGTGGAGCAGCTATTAGAGGAACAGATTTTAAAGGTGTGTTTTAATATGCCAAGAGGAACATGTTGGAAAGGCTACGAACAAAAAGGCATGAAGAAAAAAGGTAATCGATTAGTGCCTAATTGTGTAGCAGTTGGCAGAAAGAAAAAGAAAAGAAAATGATTCAAATGTTAGGAGCTGTTGCACCTTTAGCTAAAATTCTATTTAGCACAATTGAAAAGTCAGTTCCTGATAAAGATCTTCAAGCAAAATTAAAAGCTGATTTACAAACACAACTACTA